ATCATGGGACTTCCAATCATCACCGATGCGAATGTGTCAACCGCGCAAGGATCAGGAACCAATGAGGACACAATCTTCATCGGTAACTTGCAGGAACTTCACCTCTGGGAGCAGGGCAGCGGCGAGCCGATGTACCTTCGCTTCGATCAGCCGAAGGCCGCAGAACTCGATGTGCTCGCAGTCGTTTACGGCTACGCCGCATACACCGCTAACCGCTATGCAAATGCATGGGCGAAGATCGGTGGCACAGGTTTGGTAACCCCAACCTTCTAGTCATCAACTGATGTGAGATAATGGGTGAGGTCGCGTTCGCGTGGCCTCACCCATTTCTTTTATCGAAGGGTTTTTTATGAGTGAATCAATTGTGCAGGCTCTGCTTACTGAGCGTGAGGGTTATCTGCAGCGCGGCCGTACGGATCGTGTTGCTGCCGTCGATAAGGAGTTGGCCTTCTATGGGATCGCTGTCTCCAAGCCGACCAAGATCGAGCGTGCTGCCGCACCCGTTGAAGTTGCAGCCGTCGAGGTTGAGACTGAGCGTGCTGTCGTGAAGCCTGCCGCGCGTAAACGGAAGGTCTGACCGATGGCGATCACTAACGGCTACGCGACTCTGGCCGAGGTAAAGGCCGCGCTTCGAATCACTGACTCGGTTGACGACACTCTTTTGGAGAATGCAATCGAGGCGGCGTCTCGCCGTGTTGATGGCTACTGTGGGCGCTTCTTTTACCAGCGTTCCGCGACTGTGAAGTTCTTTCCGATCCACGAGTACAAGTGCGCGGTTCCTGATCTGGCATCGTCGACTTTGACTATCTCGCTTGATACGACTGGCGACGGCACTTACGAGACTGTCTTGACTGCTGGCCAGTATCAGTTGGAGCCATTCGATGTGGCTCTGGAAGGTCGCCCTTATCGCACGATCACCGCGATCGGCGGTCAGACTTTCCCTCTTTACTCGCAGCCTGCAATCCCAAGCGTTCAGGTGCAGGGCACCTGGGGCTGGCCTGCCATACCAGACGATGTCCGTGAGGCCTGTGTCCTGCTGTCCATTCGTGGCTTCGCGCGTTACAACGCGGCTCTGGGAGTTGTGGGCTTCGCTGACATGGCGATCCAGGTTCGTTCTGTGGATCCCGATGTGCGTGATCTGCTGTTCCCGTACCGCCTGCTCGGACTCGGTGGCTGATGCCTGCTACCCCGACCCAGGTAATGGATGGACTGAAGGCGCGCCTGGCGACGATCCCTGGCCTACGGACATTCGACTACCAACCAGAACAGGTGAACCCACCTCTGGCGTTTCCATCGATCACTGGCATTCGTTACTACAACGCATTCGGCGGCGGCGATGTGCAGTTCGATGTGGATGTCATCGTGTTAGTTGGCCGCTACGCAGATCGCATTTCGTTCTCTCGCCTTGACGAGTTCACCGCGTGGAGTGGAGCGTCATCTGTGCGCGCTGCTCTCGAAGGCGACAGCAGGCTCGGTGGAGTTTGCAGTGATCTGATAGTAGAGTCGGCATCGTCAGTCGGTGCTCTATCTGTTGATGGCGCTGAGTTTCTTACTGTGACTTTCTCAGTCACGGTTCATGGATAGGAGTTGTCATGGCGACATACAAAGTTGTTTCGGATCGCTTGTCCGAATATAAGAAAGACGAGGTCATTGACGCTAAGGCGTTCGGTGATAGTCTTTCCTGGCTAGTCGAAGCAGGACACATCGTTGAGGTGTCTGGCAAGGCTGCAAAGACTGACGAAGTAATAAAGGACTGATCGACATGCCACAAATTGTTCTCAAAGATTGCAAGATCGAAATTGGATCTACGCCAGTAACGCTGAGCGATAGAGCAAATTCTGTAACCGTCACATACGAAATTGAGAGCGTCGAGGTCACCGCGTTCGGTGCGACTGGCCGTTCCTATGTTGGTGGATTGCAAAACAACACAGTCGAGATCGAGTTCATGCAGGACTTCGCTGCTGCAAATGTTGAAGCGACAATCTTTCCGCTTGTCGGTACTTCGACAACCGTTGCAGTCACTCCGACTTCATCCGCTACTGGCGCAACGAATCCGAAGTACACGATCACGGGTACATATCTCGCATCGCACACACCGATCGCAGGTGGCGTTGGAGAGATCGGTATGACATCGCTGTCGTTCTCTGGCGGCGTTCTCGTTAAGACAACTTCTTAATTCGCATACAAACCTGAGGAGGAACAATGCGTATTTCACTTGGCGTTACATTTTGTGACGGATCCACACAAACAGTTCAGGCTGTCTTTGCTGACTTCGTTCAGTTCGAGAAGCAATGGAACCGATCAGTAGCGAAGTTTGAGCAAGAGGTGAAGTTGACCGATCTTGCCTGGCTCGCATGGGCTTCGATGCGTCGACAAGGTTTAACAACTAAATCGTTCGATCCTGACTTCGTTAATACCATTGATGACATTGACTTGCTGGATGACGAAGAGGGAAAAGCACCAGCGAACTAGAAGCGCACGACCTCATCGCTGCTGTTGCATGCGAGACTGGTATCGCGCCTTCACTGTTACTGTCTGAAACTGAAGAGATACTGAACGCGATGATTCGCTATCTTCGCAAACGGGCAGACGCATCTAGGAGGCGGTAATGACTAAGGGAACAGGCAAGGTTGAAGTTGTCGGCCTGGCTGCCTTTCGTCGTGAGATCCGCAAAGCGACCGAGGATGGTTCTGGCGAGGAGTTGCTCAAAGAAGCGAACTACCGCGCTGGACTCGCGGTGATCAAATGGGCAAGGGCTGAAGCGCAAGGCGACAAGCAGCGCGAGTCTGCTGCTAAGACTCTGACTTCATTGCGGCGTGGCTATGGCGTGTATGTCGTAGGTGGAGATAAGACCGTTCCCTATTTCGGTGGCGCTAACTTCGGCGCTGATCGTGATGTTCGACGGATCATTAAGAACAAGCGCCAGGGCAAACGCTCGCGCGCTACTCGTGTTCGTGATGACGAGGACATTGACAAAGTGGTACAAAAGATCGAGCAGCAGTTCGTGGACAAGCGTGGTCGCACTGTTACCCAGAAAGAAGGCGGCCGTCAGATCAAAGTGTCACGCACGAAGTCTGGCGGTGCTCGAACCATTAAGGGTTGGAACCAATTTGGCCGATGGACAAAGAACAAGGACTATTTCCTGTATCGCGGCGTGAATCGAAACTACAAGGATCTGCAGATGATCTATGAGTCAATGATGCGACGCGCTCTGAAGGATGCGTTCCCCGACTAGGCTCGGTGCGTTATGGCTGCCTCTCGTAAATTAACGCTGCAAATTCTCGGAAATGCTAAGGGCGCAGTTGGTGCTCTCGGTGATACGGAGTCTGCTGGTAAGCGCCTGGGATCCCGTATGGGTTCCTTGTCGAAGCAGATGGCTGTTGGTCTGGGAGCGATCGGTGTCTCTGCTGGATACATGGCTTCGAGGTTCGTCTCTGCCGCGTATGAATCACAAAAGGTGATGAAGCAAACCGAAGCGATCATCAAGGCGACTGGTTCTGCTGCTGGAATGACCGCTAAGCAAGTGAGCGCCCTGGCGACCACGCTTTCGAATAAGACCGCGATCGACGACGAAGCAATCCAGACCAGTCTCAACTTGCTGCTCACTTTTAAGAAAGTTAGAAACGAAGCAGGCGAGGGTAATAATGTTTTCGATCGTGCTGCAATGGCCGCGCTGGACTTGGGAAATGTTTTCGGATCCACTGATGCTGCCGCTAAGCAGTTAGGCAAGGCGCTATCAAATCCGATCAAGGGCATCACTGCTCTGACTCGTTCTGGCGTTGACTTCACTGAATCGCAGAAGGCGCAGATCAAGTCTTTAGTCGGGCAAGGCAAAACGCTAGAAGCGCAGAAGATCATTCTCTCCGAGGTCGAGGCGCAGGTAGGTGGCACTGCTGCCGCAAGTGCGACGGCCTTCGATCTCATGAAGGTAGGTATCGGGAACGCTGAGGAGGCGCTCGGTATGTTGCTGCTTCCAGCGATGGAGACCTTCGCAAACGCAATGAGCACAACGGTGCTGCCTGCTGTGCAGTCGTTTACTGATTCTGTTGAGACTAAGGGGTTCGGTCAAACATTCAGGGAAATGGGCGAGGGCATCGTTGAAGCCTTGCCTGGCGTGATCGCTTCAATGCAGGAGTTCTTCAACGGTGCAGTTGCTTGGATCTCTGAGACTGGTCTGCCGATGTTGCGCGCTGGCCTCACCAAGTTGGGCGAGTTGTTTATGACTTGGATCGAGCCGAACATCATGCCGATGCTCACCAAGTTGGGCGATCTGCTTATTGCTCTGTCCACTTTCATTCGTGACAAGGTTCTGCCTGTTGTCGTCGATGAGTTCATCAAGGTAGGCGGCGCTCTGGTTCAGTGGGTCATCGACTCTGTTCCTGAGTTGGGTCGACGCCTGGGAGAGTTTGCAGAGAAGTTGGGCGCTTACATCGAGGAGTCGTTACCGATCGTTCTGGATAAGGCGCGCCTTCTCGGTGATGCACTTGTCGACTGGATCGGTGAAGCCGTACGCAAGTTGCCAAAGGAAATCATCAAACTCGCAGCCAAGTTGGTAGAGGTCATTTTGACTGATGTCATTCCTGCAATCCTGAAGGCTGTTCCTAAGATCGTGGCTGCTCTTGTCTCGTGGACTGGATCGCTCGCTGTTGATCTGCTCGCTGGACTCGGTATCGCTTTCGCTGAATTGATCAAGGCACTTCCTGGACTCGGTAAGTCTCTGGCGATCGGTATGGCCGATGTCGCGAAGGCTGCAGGTAAAGGTCTGACTAACGGACTGATCGGCATGATCAACGGCCTACTAAAGAAAGTGAACGACTTACTGGAGTTCACGATCCCTGTTCCGTTCGCGCCCGATATCAAAGTGAACGCACCCGACCTTCCAATGATCCCCAAATTGGCAGAGGGCGGCATCGTCGATAAGGCCACTCTGAGTGTGATCGGTGAGCGCGGTGCAGAAGCAGTTGTGCCTCTCGACCGTTACGACGCGATGCGTGGCGCATCAATGACTGCAGCGCCTGCTGTCTCTAGTGGCGATGTGTACATCACGGTGCAGGCTGGCATTGGTGATCCTGTCGCGATCGGTAAGAGCGTGATGGATGTTCTGCAGGCGTATCAGCGCCGAGTTGGTGCTCTCAGTCTCAAGGTGGCGTAGCGATGCCCTGGCCAGTGCCCATCGTCGAGATCGCATTTGACGACTCCCCTTACGCCGTCTCTCCGACTTGGACTGATGTCAGTGATCGCTGTCGTTCGTTCACCTCTGATCGTGGCCGCCAGGATGACTGGGGTTCTTATGATTCCTCTGCAAGCGTTGTCCTGGACAATCGTGACCGTCGCTTCGATCCGTTCAACACCGCAGGTATCTACTACGGCAAATTGACACCGCGTAGGCAGATCAGAATTCGCGCGACCTATGGCGGTTCGACTTACGATGTCTTTCGCGGTTTCATCAGTGGTTTCACTCCATCGTGGAGCGAGGCTGGCAAGGACTCAACAGTTACGCTTTCCTGCTTCGACGCGATGCAGTTATTGGGATCCGTGTTCCTGCCGCAAGACTGGAGCAGGAAGTACATTCTTTCCACTTCGCCACGCCACTACTGGCCTTGTGATGAACCGATTAATCCATTTGCCTCTGGCACTGTTCTGAGCGACCTGGGATCTGTTCCTCTGAATTTAACGACAACGACTCTGGCGACTAACAGTTCGCAGTTGGCTGAGGGTCTGGTCAATTCATCCATTCAAGGTACAGGCGGCGTTAGTTCTGCTACTGCTTACGGATCTACTCTCAGTGCGACTTCATTTACTGTTTCGATGTGGGCGACAGTTGATCCCGATGTCACAACCAATTTCGGAGAAGTTGGCAATTGTTTTTTCAGTATCGGTTTCAGTTCGGCAACATCAAAGTATGTGATCTTCATCGACGACTACGCCAACTCTGGCCTGTATTACGAATACAGCACAACGGGAACCTTCGACGGTGGTGCTGCTCGCATGATCTCGTTCTCGTTCAATGTTTCCACTAAAGCCTTCGCGCTTTATCTTGACGGCGTAGCAGTCGGAACAAGTGTGATCAGTGGTGCAAGTTTTTACATTCCGCTTGGAGAGCAGTTCAACACTGGCGGTGGACAGATTCAGCAGTTCATTGTCTGGCACAGCATTGTCTCGCAGGCTGTGATTCAAGAGGTCTACAAATACTCGACTGCATTTCTACCTGAGACAACCTCTGCTCGTGTTTCCAGAATCATTGCGGAGACTTCATTCCCTAGCGGCCTTGTCTCTACCCCTGCTTCACCTGCTGGCGCTGTTCTGAAGATCACCGATGATGCCCCTGCCGCATCGAGCGAGTTGCAGTTGACAGCCGACAGTGAAGGCTCACCGTTATTCGTGGCGAAGAACGGAACGCTGACGCTTTACTCTCGCACTCAACAATTCACGCAGTCGCGATCCGTAAATACGCAGGAGACTTACGGCGCTAGTGGTCTGGCTATCGGCACCGATGTGCAGGTCGAATACGACGGCGACTCAATGCGTAACAACATAGGTATCCAAATGGGCGATGGTGCTGTTGTCACAAGTGTCGACTCAACATCGCAGTCGTCGTTCGGCCAAGCAAATGAGGTCATCAGTACGAATCTTTCAGGCTCTGCTAATGCCAAGTCATTATCGGATCTGCTGCTGCTTCGAGGTAAGTCTGTCTATGCAAAGGTCAGCCCCGTTGAAGTTGTCCTGTCCTCTGCTGCTAATTGGGCGACCACTCTGGAC